GATCTTTTAATCATCATCATACCTGTAGGTCCCTTAGAAACTTCAATAAAACCATCTTTAGGTCTAATATCGTTTGTGTCTGGTATTTCTATTGGAAATAAATGCCCCATACTATGAATGCTACTATCAGGTCTAGTTTCAAAATCTTTTCTAAATTTAGCATCTGTTTTTTGTTTCATTGGATAAGGTATCAAAGATACTTCGTGAGGTGTTTTAAATAATCTATAAGCAGATCTAGTTGTAAATTCTATATCAGAATCTATAAATAACATTTGATCAGCATCTGAATTCATAAATGCAGAGGCACATAAATTTCTACCTTGTGTGACTAAAGATGATTTCATTAATTGAAATGTAATTTTAGTTTTATTTAAAATAGATTCTTTTTGTAAGTCTAGACATGCTTTCATGTAGTGTATCGAAACATCAGAATGCACAGGGGTGCATACCATTAAATGGTTTTTATTTACTTCTTTGGACATGAATTACTCCTTTTAAAAAACCTTCCCAATTTCTTGCAATATTACGCCAATCATAAAACCTTTTGTAATACTCTTGTTGAAATTTAAATACATTTGATAAATCGTTTTGTAAAATCTTTTTTGCTTCAACACAACATTCAGCTACTTGATGTGCTAACTTAGCTTTGTTTTGTGTAAAAGGAATATAAATTGGAAACTCTGCACATGTTTCAAACAACGCACCGAGATCCGTGGTTATTAATAACTGACCCGCTGCTAGTGATTCCATCGCAGATATACAAAATGTTTCTTCCCAAATACTAGGAAAACAATTAACATCGTAATCTTTTAATTTACTCATTAGAGTTTTGTGATCACAAAAACCCATATAGTTTACATTAGGTAAATCTTTTGCTTTTTGATAAAGATCTTGATACTCGCTATCGTTTTGAGATTCAAACTGTTTACCATAGATGATTGTACTTGAATAAACATCTAAAGTTATATCTGGATCTCTGTCTTTTAAAGATTCCATTGCTGTTAGTGCAACTTCTAAACCTCTCCAAGGTGTAGATATATAGCACATCTTTAATTTTTTCTTTGGGGTAAAATCTGTTTTTAACTGAAGCTCTTCATAATCAATACCGTTTTTAATTACAGTACATTTATCTTCTGGTATCTTAAAAAAATATCTATACTTTTCATAACTCCAGTGACTATTAAAAACATACCAATCATATTTAGAATGGTTTTCTTTATCCTTAAACCATGGAGCTAAATTTGGTTGATCATAAGAATTTTTTATCCACAAAATATTAGCTTTTAAAGGATCTAATGGATCTTTCTCAGGTATTGATGTAGTTATTTGAACCGAATCAAGCACACCTCTATCGGCATACTTATTTAAATAGGCTAATTGTAATTCAGTTCCACCAGCAGGTTGCATTATGATTTGGTTTTACCAAATACTGAAAGAGATGCAACTGTTATTTTTTGGTTAATTTGTAGATCATCCGTAGTAGTATCAGTACTGGTATCAGCAACATCAGAATCAAAATGAGCTTTGCTATCATAAATCTTTCCTGTTCTTTTGTTCTTAACCTCTTCCACTGCTTTAGCAGGTATTACTGGTACTTCTTGACCATCTATTATGACTGTTTTTTGTTTTTCTGTCATTATCGTCCTTGTCGGTTATACTTTTTATAACACCTTTTTTTATGTTTGTTAAGACTCTTTGTGTGACGCCGAGGCCTTTTTCTAGGCTTTGGCCTAGGTACAAAATGGGTAAATTTAACTCTAGCCATTTTCTTGAGATCTATCTATTAGCGCATAAGTTATAGCACCTTGAATTTTATTACTACCCGTCGCTGCTTGTATCGTTATCGAATCACCAGCTTCTAAATTTAATGTTTGAGGTGTAGCATTAATTTGAGTTTTAGCTGCAACATCATCCCTAAAAAATTCATACTCAGCACTAGAGTCAGATGAATCAACTAAATTCATATTTACTAGAATTGCTGATGATGCATCATTGTTTGCTACATAAACACTTTTTATAATAATTGTTGCGTTTGCAGGACACGTAAGTGCTGTGGTTTTACTTGCGTCGGTTTGTTTAAAACCTTGATTTTTATATTGTATAGTCATGATAAAAAGTAATTAAAAGTTTCGTTCTCATTTTTTTGATCTTGTTGGTATGAAGTATTTAATTGATTCTGTAAAGTTTCCAAAGCCAAGTTGATTTGTCTAAAAGAATCTGTGTTAAATTCTTTTGGTGGTTCAGGTAAAAATACTTGTACCTTAGCCATTATCTTCTACCGTCAGGTTGTATATCAAATCTAAATTGACCGAATCTCCAGCTTTCATTTGTACTATCATTTTCTATTTTAACAGCAGCTAATCTAGCTCTTGCTCTTGTATCTACTTTATCTGTAGATGATGTAATTGTAAATGGCCCCAAAGGTGAACCTTGTTGTATATTAGCTGGATAGTCTCTAAGCTCTAAAGTAACTTTTGCATTTCCATTAATATATTTGAAATCAGGAATAAACCTTCTTACCTTTATAAAAAACTCACCATCTCCTTCAACATCTAAATCAAAGTCTCCTGATTTAATAAACGCAGGTATAGCATTAGTTGTACCGTTGGCTAAAACTTCATTAGTACCTATTTCATGATTAAATACTCTAGAAGCACCGTTAGACACTCCTTGAACAACAGGAGTAGTAGGAGTTACAGTTGTTATAAACTCAGTTGCTATTGGATTTTCGAACACATGTTTATCTTCATATGTTGTTCTTGCTAATGATCCTGTAGTCCAAGTTCCTTCAGCATAGTTGTATGTAACCATTCGGTTTATGTAATTTGAATTGTTACTTGCATAAAACCAAGTGATTTCAGAATATAAACTGTTATGTGCTACGCTTGTTAGCTCTGACCCGTTTGAGAAATTAAATCCTGGTGCACTATCATTAGTTTGAAAAACAAAATCTTCTACTAAACAAGGTAAAGATTTAACTGTACCATCAAATACAAAAAATCCACCTGAGTCTGACATCCAATACACAGCACCATTAGCATAGACAATTGATTTTTGTCCCATACTTCCACAGTTAGATCCAACTTGTCTAATACTGAATGTAAAAGGTGGTCCTACAAACTGCATTAAGTACGCAGATGTATCTGTAAGAATTAAAACATAATCTTTTGCTTTTGCAGCACCAACAATTTTGGTACCGCTGTCTATTCTAAATGATCCAGCAGTATTGGTAGAAGTGGCAGTGTAATCAGTCAAAGTTTCCTGATCAGAAAATCTTATAAACATTTTGTCCTGAGATGTTGGAGAACCAATTGTAGTCTCAGTTCCTAAAATTATTAAGTGTCTATCTCTGTCAGAAACCATACTCATAACTGATTTAGTAGGAGCTCCTGTTATTACTGTTGCTCTTGTTCCTACACCTGTGTTTGGATTCCAAGAAAAAGTTTCTCCATTCTTAATAGTTGCAATTAATAATTCTCCATAGTTATCTAATGACCATGCTCCAGGATCTAGGACAGCGTTTGATGTAGATCTAGGTGTGTTCCAAGTTGATTGTCCCCATAAAGCTGTACCCCAACCAAATCCAAAAGCTTGTTGTAATGGTCCTATTTGATAATAAGCTTTTAAATCTAGTGTTCCGTTATTCGTGGTTCCTGAACCAGATTCATTAGCAGCCATCTTAATTGTAAAAGTAGAAGTTGTCGGTGCTAACTGAACTTCAAATAAAATATTATTAAAGTCTGCAGCAACGTATCCTGTTTGAGCTGCATTAAATGATCCTGCGTTTACAAATGTAACAATGTCACCTGGTTCGAGGGCGTGGGGTGCTGAACATGTTATCGTTACAATATCAGATCCACTAGTCGTACTTATATTGCAACCTGATTGAGCTAAAGCCGTATTGAAAGGTGTGATGTCATAGTAATCATCCCCATCATAAATATATAAAATTTTGTTTGTTCCAATAGCAATGTATTTCTTGCCATCTAAATCAGCCCAACTATGTGAAGCTCTTGCTGCACCAATAAGTTGTTCATTCATAATCTCTGTCCAGCCACCTATTTTTTCAGGCATGCTGTATCTGAATCTTACAAAGTCACCATCTACCCATTGGTTTTCAGCCCCTGAAGCAGATGCTTGTTTATTAAATCCTGGTGCAAATTGTACTTTTCTTAATGGCATATCGGTATTATACACCATGATCGTATATCTATAAAGATTAGGCTTTTCCGTCTAAACCGTGAATATTAACAAAACTATCAGTAGTCTCTTTGCCTACCTTACCGACAGGCATGTAATTTACAGCTAGTGAATATCTAGTTTCTTTACAAGTATGGGGTAAGACCTTATGAAAGACATCGCTTGGAAAAATAATAATCATCCCATCGACAGGTTGAATACTATATGCATTTGTGTTCCAGATATTCTCTTCTATTAAATCAGGCATAAATCTTTTATTAGAGTAATCTACAAAACCAATCCTCCCTACATCTTTTGGCGGTTTTATATATAAAACTGCACTTATAAAAGAATTATTATGATTGTGATAATCAGAGGTTTGATTTGTTTTTGTTCTTGTAAACCAAGATCTTGTAAGAGATAAATCATTTCTGTATCTCATAACTTTATTACTGTATTCATGTACATATTTGTAAATATGATTTCTTGCAAACTTAAGCTCAGGTTTGTTTAAGACATTTAAACTTGATGAAGCATCAGCATGGTTTGATACACTATCAACGTCGCCTGCTCTGAACCAACCTTCTTTTTTTACTATTTTTAATATCTTGGATGTGTCTATATCTGTTATTTTGACATAAACAATTTTACTAAATAATGGATAGATTGTGGCAGGTTTATTCATTAATAATTTAAAAGTTTATAATCTTGATAGTAATAATTTTTAATAAAAGATTTTTGTTTGTTTGATAAATCAACCTTATTATCAATCGGTGTTTTTATGCTTTCCATATATTCTTTTGATTTGTACTGAATATCTTTTATTTCAATATCTAAATTTTTATATAACCATTTATAAAATAATGAGAACAATTTATCTTCGTATCTCCATATTTTGGTTTTATAATCTATAAAATGAACCTGTGGCACAAACCAGTTTGTTTCGTCGTTTACTCTAGATTCATTTACAAAACTATCAAAAGAATCTTGGCTTTTAAATATCTGTTCAATTTTATCTTCATTTATTTTTGCAAAACTTGTTAATGCACTTATACATCTATCAACTGGTTCTCTTGTAATTGTAAACTTTTTAAAAGGGTTTTGTAATAAATAAATGTCGTGTTCAGGGTAGGTTAAATGTTGTATTTCTTTTTCTTTAAAATGAATTAAATTATTATTGTGGTAACACAGATAACCGTTTTCGTTTAATAGATATCCTACATATCTTCCTGCCGTTCTAGGTATATGAACAAAAAATATTTTTTTGTTGATTATCATTTATTAAGGTTTCTTTTTCCAAATGTAGGTACATCACTTTCTCTTACTAACCAACAATTGAAACTAATTGCAAATTTTTCTTTGTGCACTTTGTTCGGAAAACATTTGTGATTTAAAAGAGGTGAGAACAAAACAAACCTTCCTTTAGCAGGTTTTATTTGTATAGCCAACTCATCAAAATCTAAAGTTTGTGGATGATCATTTAGGTAAAGAACACCTGAAAGAATATTAGGATGATGATCATGTCTTGAAGTCCATTCATTTTTACGAGTTATTAATCCCCATGATTCTACCAATGCGTAAGTAGGGATAGTTAGGGTGCTGTCACAATAAGTAATCATATCTTTGAAACATTCTAAAAATTTAATATCGTTGTTAAAATACCTCCAGTCTGTCATCAAAGCTTTAATATAAGTTTTATGATTTTGATTACTCTCTGCTTGTACTCCTTGTTTAATTTTGTTAATCAGATAATCTGCATCGACATCAATTGTTCCTTCAATTAAAAAAAAGTCACGTAAAATTTTTCTTTCTATATGTTTATGTATCTTTATCATTTATCTAAAACTATGTTCCAATCTAAATCTTTAATTACCTCATTAAGATGAATATCTTTTATATTATTCTCCTTAACAAAATCTCGTAACTCTACAAAATCAACTATATAGTATTTATTAGATATATCAAAAACAATTTTATCTGCTTTCGAACCATAACTTATTACTTTTTTATTATCTTCAATGGGTCTTAAATCATATTTTAAATTTTCATTTAATCTATTTTTTAAAACACCAGATACATCCCAGCCTTCACTAAAATTTTTATTCCATTGAATATCTTCTAAATAGTTTCTAACAAACTTGTTCACTTTAATAATTTATAATTCGACTTAAACCATGCAGGTAAACCAACGTGTGGTCTTTTATCGAACATGTTTTCTTTAGAACCTTCTGTAGCTACATTGTTAAAATGTAAAAAAACTTGTACACACTCTTTACCTTTA